GTGAACAAGTTTCCTTTCTTTCAAGATGAAGAAGGAAATCAATACGGCCTAGATTCATTAGCTAAGTCTCCTGAATTAGGAGGTAAAGGAGCCGGCAGCGGCACAGCAGTCGAAGACACAGAACTATCAGACTTTAAAACTCACCTAGAGCAGATTGTTGCTGAAGAAGGAGCTCCAATTAATGTAATTGTAGGAAATAAAACTTATAGTGGAATTACAACAGCCGCCAGTCAGAAAGGATTTCCTAAATCAGATTTTAACTTAATCAATGCCGACGGAACTCCGGTAGTATTTATCTCTCATAAGAAAGCAGGAGGTAAAGGAGCTTCACCTACCGACTTTATCAGATGGGGAGGATTTACTGCTTTAGGAGAAGATCCTGAAGTACGTAGATTTGTACAATCTTTAAAAAAATTCCTAGAGGAAAATAATTTAGATTCGCTACCTTCTTCTACTGTTTTTGCTAAAGAAGTTGATAGTGATGATTTAGTTAGAAAACTTACCTACGGTAACGACTACGGCAGTGAATTTGGATTAGATAACGTACAGATTGTTATTCAAGGAAAGGTTAAGCTAGAATCTACCGGCGATGAAGGTACGTACAAACTTACAGGAGATCACTTCTACTTAAATGGAGAAATTCCTCAAGGAGACTACAGACCAGTGCTAGCAGGTAAGTACAGATCAGATAGAGCTATGTTTGGAATTCCTACCTTAGAAGCAATTGCTCAACCCTTAGCTGTTGTTAAACAGACTACCCACATCTACATGCTAGAAGGTTCTGAATTTAAGAAAGTAAAGTAGTATATATTTATATATAACCTATGAAAAAATTACAATCAATAGTTACTCTTATAGCAATCGCAATTGCTGTACTAGCAATGACTGGAGTTCTGAATCCATACAAGAAAAAGTACCTAGCCGAGCTAAAGGCTCAGGAAGAAGCTAGCCAAGCCAAAGTAGATACTCTACAATCAGAGATCTTTATGTTGGAAGTAGAAAATGCAATCTTAGAAGAAAGAGCAGATTCTGTGCTAGTAGTCCTAGGAACTTCAGAAACCAAACGTAAACAGGAAAGAGATGCACACAATCGTAAAATGGCTGAGCTTAGTAAGCTTTCTAATGCTGAGCTTGCCCGCTACTTCGCAGAGCGTTACAATCGTAAATAACGACACCCTAATCTGCCTGCCAGATTCAATTGCTAGAAAAGTTATCGCCGATCTAGAAGAAGGAGACTTATGTCAAAGAGAGCTTTTAAGCTACAAAAAAGACGTTGAAAGTTACCTTACTTTAATCGGTATTAAAGAAGAGGAAATTGCAAATTTTAAAACTATTGTAACTAAGAAAGACGGCATCATTACCGAACTTAATGTACAGATAGGTATTAAAGAAAAAGAAATCGCAGTACTAAAGACCGACAAAGCGGCTAACTACTGGAAAGGGTTATTCACCGGACTAGGAGCAGGTGCAGGTCTAGTACTGGTATTAACACTATTATGAGTGAACAACCGGTAAATGTCAAACAGCTAGTAATTCAAGAATACGCAAAGTGTGCCCAAGACCCGGCATACTTCATGCGTAAGTATTGTTACATTCAGCACCCTACCCGAGGTAGAATTTTATTTAATCTTTATCCATTCCAGGATAAAGTCCTTCACCTTTTTAGAGATAATCAGTTCTTAATCACCCTTAAGTCTCGTCAGCTAGGTATTTCAACTCTAGCGTCGGGATATGCTTTATGGCTGATGATCTTTCACAAAGATAAGAACGTCCTTGCACTTGCAACCACTCAAGCTACTGCCCGTAACCTTGTAACCAAGGTACAGTTTATGTACGATCAGCTACCAAGCTGGCTGAGACTAAAAGCAGTAGAAAAGAACAAGCTATCACTACGTCTTACCAACGGATCAAGAATCTCAGCTAAATCATCCAACTCAGATGCTGCCCGATCGGAAGCTGTATCTTTGCTTTTAATTGACGAGGCTGCATTTATTGAGAACATCGACGAGACATTTGCTGCAGCACAGCAAACCCTGGCAACAGGAGGTCAATGTATGGCTTTATCTACCCCTAACGGTGTAGGTAACTGGTTCCACCAGACCTGGGTAAAAGCAGAAACAGGAGAGAATTCATTTGTACCTATTAAGTTACCTTGGACCGTTCACCCGGAAAGAACTCAAACCTGGAGAGACCAGCAAGATGCTGACCTAGGACCTAGAATGGCAGCACAGGAATGTGACTGTGACTTCCTCGCATCCGGTGAGACAGTATTTGAACCAGAGTACCTTTCCTTCTACGAACAGACCTATCAGAAAGATCCTAACGAGAAAAGAGGAGTTGACGGTAACTTATGGATCTGGGAATATCCCGACTACACAAAGTCTTATATGATTGTGGCTGACGTAGCAAGAGGGGACGGAGCCGACTACTCTACCTTCCATATTATGGACGTTGAAGGGGCTACGCAAATCGGAGAATATAAGAGTAAAGTATCTCCTAAGGACTTCGGTAATATTTTAGTAGGAATAGCCTCGGAATATAATAATGCATTACTAGTAGTAGAAAATGCCTCAATGGGATGGGCTACAATCGAGCAAATCCTAGAAAGAGAATACCCAAATCTATATTATTCATCCAGATCAGATCAGGATACAGTTGAAAGTTATATGTCAAAGTACGAGCGAGGTAATCTAGTACCCGGCTTTACCATGTCTATGAAGACCCGTCCCCTGGTTATCGCTAAGATGATGGAATATATCCGAGACAAATCAGTAACTATTCAGTCAAAAAGGCTGCTAGAAGAGATGAGAGTCTTTGTCTGGAAGAACGGAAAGGCTCAAGCACAGAACGGCTACAACGATGACCTTATTATGGCTTTTGCTACCTCGTTATATGTCAGAGATACAGCTCTGAGACTAAGACAGCAGGGTATGGATCTAGCTAGAGCACAATTATCTTCGTTTTCTAACTTAAATAATCGGCAAGTTCCTGTATATAATGTTGGAAATATGCAAAATAATCCGTATACTATAGATACTCCGCACGGAAAAGAGGACATAACCTGGTTGTTTCGTTAGGACTATTTATATTTAAACTGCTTTTACATGGCTGATACTTCATTATTTAGTAGATTACAGAGACTTTTCTCTACCGACGTAGTCATTCGCAACGTCGGAGGTAATCAGCTCAAGGTAGCAGACGTAAACCACATCCAGAGTACCGGTCGATACGAGACTAATTCTCTTATTGATCGTTTTTCTCGTCTGTACATCTACAATAATAAAAATATTTTCAATCCGAACCTTAACTACCAGACGTTAAGAATTCAACTTTACTCGGATTATGAAGCAATGGACTCTGATCCGATTATCGCTTCAGCACTAGATATCTTAGCTGATGAGGCTACCCTAAAAAATGATATGGGGGATGTTGTTACAATCAAAACATCGGATGAAAATATTAAAAAGATTCTAAATAACCTATTTTACGATGTACTAAACATTGAGTTTAATCTCTGGTCTTGGACTCGTAATATGTGTAAGTATGGAGACTTTTTCTTAAAGTTAGAAATTGCAGAACAGTTTGGGGTTTACAACGTACTGCCGTATACTGTCTACAGTATGGTACGTCATGAAAGCCAGGATCCTAACGCTCCCGCTAAAGTAACTTTTACCATCGACCCGGACGGAATTGCTTCTTCTTCAGATCCTAATTATATCCCTAGGCATAAGGATAAGTTGATTCAATTAGACAACTACGAAGTAGCACACTTCCGTCTTCTTTCAGATACCAACTACCTTCCTTACGGCCGTTCTTACATCGAGCCCGCTAGAAAGATCTTCAAGCAATTAACTCTAATGGAAGATGCGATGTTGATTCACCGCATCATGAGAGCTCCTGAGAAGAGAACCTTCTTTATTAACGTTGGTAACGTACCACCTAACGAGGTTGAGCAGTTCATGCAAAAGACCATCAACCAGATGAAGAAAACTCCTTATGTTGATCCGCAAACCGGTCAATATAATCTGCGTTTTAATATGCAGAATATGATGGAGGATTTTTATATTCCGGTTAGAGGTGGAGATACAGCAACCCGAATCGAGACTACTAAAGGTTTAGAATACGACGGAACTGGAGACGTTGCTTATCTGAGAGATAAAATGTTTGCTGCACTTAAAGTACCTAAAGCGTACTTTGGCTATGAAGGAGAACTTCAAGGTAAAGCAACTCTAGCTGCTGAAGATATTCGTTTTGCAAGAACGATTGAAAGAATCCAGCGCATCATTGAATCAGAGCTTACCAAGATCGCCCTTATTCACTTATACACCCAGGGCTACAAAGGTGAGAGCTTAACAAACTTTGAACTTAAGCTTACAACTCCTTCTGTTATTTACGAACAGGAGAAAGTTGCCCTTCTAAAAGAGAAGATCGACCTAGCAAGTCAGATGATGGACAGTAAATTATTCTCTTCTGACTACGTATACGAAAATATCTTCAATCTATCTGAGGACCAGTACAATGAAATGCGTGATCTTATTAGAGAAGATAGTAAGAGATCGTTTAGACAGACCCAGATTGAAAACGAAGGTAATGATCCAGCTAAATCAGGTGTATCTTACGGAACTCCTCACGACCTTGCTTCGATGTATGGTAGAAGAGGTAGTGATGGTCAGAAAGTACCCGTTGGATATAATGAGCTAGGTGGTGAATCAAATCCGGAAGGCCGTCCTAGAACTAATATGTCCTTATACGGAACTCAAAACGACCCACTGGGAAGAGACAGATTAGGTACTCATGATATGAAAGGAGGCTACGAGTCCCAAGGCGATAAACTGAAGGAAAGTAGTCTCGCTACTAAATCAGTGTTCTATCAAAATCAAGATCTATTCAAAGAGCGTAAAAAGTTAATCTTTGAACAAGATCATACTGCAGAATCCAGTACACTACTGGATGAAAGCAATATTAAGGATTTAGATAAGTAACATATATTTATATTAGTAGAATTACATACTCATGAAAATTAAGCATTCAAAGTATAAAAACACCGGCCTTATTTTTGAGCTGTTGGTAAAGCAGATCGCTGCCGACACTCTATCCAGGAAAGACTCCCCGGCCGTAAAGATCATGAAGAAGTTCTACACCGGTAAAACTTCACTGGTAAGAGAATTCAAACTATACGAATACATCCTTAAAAACAAAGGAGTATCACAGCCTAAAGCAGAAACCATCGTATCTACTATTATTGAAATTTCAAATAAATTAGATAGAACTGCAATCAAAAAGCAAAAGTACGACCTTATAGCTGAAATTAAGACTTCTTACGACCTAGAGGAGTTCTTTTCTATGAAGGTAAGAGACTATAAGCCCTTAGCGGCCATGTACTGCCTGATGGAGGCACAAAATGCAGAAGACCTTTCTGATCCTCAGACTTTAGTAGATAATAAAATTACTATTTTAGAGCATTTAACAGCTAAGAAGCAAAATGAGGCTGATGTAAAAGATGCATTAGTTGAAGAGTACGCAAAATACGATAAGGACTTAAGACTCCTTACCTATAAAATTTTACTTGAGAAGTTTAACGGCGAGTACGAAAACTTCTTACCTGAACAGAAAGCAATCCTAAGAGAGTTTATCACAGCTTCTGAATCTCAGGTTAAGTTAAGAAATATGATCAACGAAGAATTAGAGAAGATCTCTAAAGAAGTTGAAGCTCTTAAGTCGAAAGTAAACGACGAGATCGTAAAAATTAAACTTGATGAAGTTCACAAGACCATCAGACCTTTAGATAAGAAGACTCGTATCGACGATAATCATATTGTTAATTTGTTGCAATACTACGAATTAGTAAATGAGTTAAAGTCAATATGAAAAAGAGCGAATTCGTCGAAGTATTAAAAGAGCTTATTCAACAGGAGCTCAACGAGATGAACGTAACAG